AATAACGGAACAGAATTAGAATTAGACAACATCTCAGTTAAAGAAATAACAGACGATACTAACCTACCGAGAATAAATTACGAGGGCTTTAGTTATCAAGATGCTTTAGGGAGTGAGTTGGTTACTAATGGCTCGTTTGATGATGGGAGTACGGGTTGGGCTTTGCAATCAGGTTGGAGTATCGAGAATGGAATTGCTGAAAGTGATGGTGTATCAGGGAGTATAAGTTCAGATTTAATCTCATATTCAATAGGTAAAATTTATGAAATTAGTCTTGATATAATAAGTTATACAAGTGGCATATTATATTTAGGGAATGGAAGCATATTTCCTTTAACAAATTTAGGTGTAAGTCAAGGAGGAGAAACTATAACTTTAAGAATAGAAAGTACGAGAAATGGTAAAATTTCTTTATTTTCTTTAAATTTTATAGGCTCAATAGACAACGTATCTGTTAAAGAATATCTCGGGCAAGAAGTAGTGCCAGATAGTGGGTGCGGAAGTTGGTTGTTTGAGCCGCAGAGTACAAATTTAGTAACTTATTCAGAGGATTTTAGTAATGCTTATTGGATTAAGAGTGGTGCAAGTGTTGTAAGTGGATTTTCATCTCCAAATGGAGGTTTAAATGCTTTTAAATTGGTTGAGGGCGTTGGAGGTACGTTTCATTTTACTCAAACTACACCACTAACTGTATCATCAGGAGCAACAGTAACACATTCTATATATGCTAAAAAAGGGGAAAGAGATTGGTTAGTGATAGGGGATTCAGCTGTTCCAAATAACTATTGTTGGTTTGATTTATTAAACGGTGTTATTGGTTCAAAACAAAGTGGTGCTTTAAGTTATTCAATAGAGTTGTTGTCAAACGGATTTTATAAATGTATAGCTACTTCTACAGTACCATCAACAGTTTCGAGACCAATTTTTTTAACATCAACAGGCGATGGAATAAACTCCTACGCTGGAGATGGAACAAGCGGTATTTACATTTGGGGCGCACAAACAGAACAACAATCCTACGCTACATCGTACATACCCACAGAAGGCTCAACAGTTACACGTAACCAAGACGTATGCACCAATGGCGGTAGTTTAGCAAGTATAAATAGCACAGAGGGTGTTTTGTATGCAGAGATAGCAGCTTTGGCTGATGATGGTACAAATAGGTTAATAAGTATTTCAGATGGAGCAAACAATATTATTCAACTTTATTATACTTCAAGCTCAAATCAAATAAGGGTTCAAGTTCTTGTTGGTGGTTCACTTACCGTTGATTTTAGGCACGTGCTTTCTGATGAAACTAATTTTAATAAAATAGGTTTCAAGTGGAAAATAAATGATTTTGCTTTATGGGTTAATGGTATTGAGGTAGATGCAGAAAATAGTGGAGCAGTATTCACACCAAATACTCTTGATAATATAAGTTTTTTAACTGCTAATTCAGGAGCGTTAAATTTCTTCGGCAAAACAAAAGCAGTTGCAGTTTGGAAAGAGGCTTTAAGCGACCAAGAACTTGCTGACCTTACATACCCAACACCAACTGATCCAACGTTTGCTTTAGACTTTGATACGATAGCAACTGATTTCACATTTGCTAGAGGCTCTGAGGCTACATACGTAGATGCACAGGGGTTAATAAAAAGTACTAATGAGCTAGGACCAGAAGAAATTACAAATGGAGATTTTGCTACAGATAGTGATTGGTCAAAAGCAACGGGTTGGTCTATTGCAAATGGCACTGCAACTTATGACGGAACTGGTGGAACGTCTGCATTAATCCAAAATGGAGTAATTGAAATAAACAAAACTTACAAGGTAACTATTGATGTTATATCAAACGAAGGTAGTGGTGCAAACACAATTTTTTTAGGAAATAATACAATAAATACACAACATTTAGAAGTTGGAAGTTATACATTTTATGGTGCTTCAACAAGTGGTATTGGTTTAGCTATATATGGAAGAAGCGGAGAAATATTTAAAATAGACAACGTATCTGTAAAAGAATACATAACTGAAACTAACACTCCTAGATTAGATTACTCAACGGGAGCAGAGGCATTTTTACTAGAGCCGCAGAGTACGAATGTAATAAACTATTCGAGTGACTTTACAACAGGTACAGGGTGGGCTGAAGCTAGATGTACATTAGATAGCAATGTTTTAATATCCCCAGACGGGCAGCAAACAGCTTCTGAATTAACTGATACTACTGCTCCAGGAGACAGGGGATTAAGTCAAATAAATAGTTCTTTAGCTTCTAATGACTATGCCTTGTTTAGTATGTTTCTAAAAGCGGGAACTAATAGATATGGACTATTGTATCTTATAGATAATGCTGCAAATATAAACGGTGGTGCAAATTCCTTTACAATTGTTATTGATTTACAGGACGGAATAATTACTGATACAGGTATTAAACAAGGCACTCCGCAAAATACAACCTATGGAATTGAAAGTTACAATAATGGATGGTATAGGGTTTATATTGGTTTGCAAAAACAAGGGAATTCTACGAGAACAGATTTACGATTTCTTATGTATAATTCATCTACTTGGTCTGCTGGGCAAGGTTATGTTGGAGATGGAACGGGAACTAACTATATTTGGGGCGGTCAATTAGAGGCTCAATCCTATCCAACTTCGTATATCCCAACCAATGGCTCACAAACCACAAGAAACCAAGAGCAATCTTCAAAAAATAATGTAAACGAATTACTTGATGGTAATGTTGGGAGTATATATTTAGCTTATGATGGAATCTCATCAAATGGAACTACACTAAATAATATGAGTCCTTTTAGATTATATGGTCAACTCAATAATAAAATTAGACTGTATTATGCTCCAGATGCGGATTTTTTAGGTACAAGCGTAAGCTTTGAAAATGGAGGTAAAATAGCTTGGAGCTGTAATGGAACTACTATATTAACGTATGTTGATGGTGTTTTAATAGACACACACACTATTACAAATAATTTCACTACATTATCTAATTTTGTATTAAGTACTAGTTTTATGACACATAGAATTACAGATATAAAAATTTATCCAAAAGCACTATTAGATGCAGAACTAATAAAACTAACAACATGATGCAAATTTATAAGACTGTATTTGATACAGAACAACAAGGTAAAGACATCCTAATATCCAAAGGGGTATGGGAGGAGGTAACTGAAGAAGGTGTAACAACCATGCAGTTTACAAACGGAACAGCGGCAGTGGTAAACATTGGTAAAGTAGTTAAGACACCAGGGACTTACGATCCTGATGGTCACGAGATAACACCACCAGTTTATTACCCAGGGTGGGCGTATGATGTAATGTCTAGCGATACACTTGATTTTGGGGCATACGAAGTGTACCCGGGAGATGCTTCAGCACATAGCTTTATGGGTTGGGCAAGAGGAGCAGAAGTACCGCCTCCGGTAACGCCTGAAGACAAAGCAAAGGCAATAATAGAAGAATAAAACAAGTTTTTTAAAATTACACGTGATTATATAATAAATAAGTTAATAACTAAATTAAATCAAATGAGTAAAGTAAAACAAATGGAGGTAACTCCAAAAGCAATCACTAAGGAAGAATTAGAAAAAGTAACAGAACTTCAAACGGAGCTGCAATCTTATCTAGCTAACATTGGTGTACTAGAAGTACAGAAAGCTAAAGCTATTTTCCAAGTCAACATGCTTGAAAAAGACATGGACGAGATGAAAAAAAGTATTGAGGAAAACTATGGACCAATCAATATAAATCTCACTGACGGAACTTACGAAGAAATTAAAGAGTAAGTCATGGGAAGTATTATAAGAAAAATTAGTATCGGGGCTGACTACAAAAACGAAGCAATGCATTACTCTGTTAAACAGACAGTTTACGGCGGTCACGAGATTTCTCATATAATATTTGAAGAGTCTGATAATTCTTATAATATATTTATAAAAAAGGTAGACGAGGTAATGCCGTGGAAGAAGTTCAATTCTAACATGGCAATATCCGTTGAGTATGACTTAGAATATTAATGCGAAGTATATATGATTTTATCGTAAAGCCCATAGGCCAAAGATACGATAACGAAGTTAAAGTTGGAGATCATACCCTTGTAACAAATAGCTCCATAGAAAGTTTTAAACATGTCAACAATATTGCCGAAGTAATTGAAACACCCGTTGCATTTGCAACACCAATTAAGAAAGGCGATTTGATTGTAATACATCATAATGTATTCAGGGTATTTTACGACATGAAAGGAACCAAAAAGAACAGTAGGTCGTTTTTAAAAGACGGGTTATTTTTTTGTAGCATCGATCAAGTGTATTTATACAAGACAGATAAAACTTGGAAATCATTTGGAGATAGATGCTTCGTTGCTCCGGTCAAAAATAAAGACGTTTTAAGCAGCGAAAAAACAGCTGACCTTATTGGTATACTGAAAATAGGTAATAGCTCCTTAGAGAGCGCTGGAATCAATCCAGGAGACATAATAGGGTTTACACCAGGTAGCGAATGGGAATTTGTTATAGACAATCAAATTATGTATTGTATGAAATCAAATGATATTGTTATAAAGTATGAACTCGATAGAAACGAAGAAGAGTATAATAGCCGCTGGGCGAGAAGCAATTAAAGAATTAGTAAAGGTAGCAAAAGAAAAGATCGTTGACTCAGAAGAAGACATTTCAGCTGACAGACTTAAAAACGCTGCCGCTACTAAAAAGCTTTGTATATTAGACGCTTTTGAAATATTAAATAGAATACAGGAGGAAGAGGGTATGATTGCGGAAGCAGTTAAAGATTCTGATAAACCTGCATTCAAGGGTTTTGCGGAAGGGAGATCTAAGTAATGGCTTATGAGCAGGAATTATATAGTATAGTCAAAGACTATATTAGGCCACAAGCAATTAAGAAAAAGAATCGCTACGCCAAATGGGATTACGGTTATGACAAAGAGCACGATGTTGTTGTTATAAGCAAGACCGGTAAAATAGGGGATATATATCTAATCAGCGGAGTGCACATTGCATTACCGCTATTACAGGATAAACCTGATAAAGGTGAAAACAAGTGGAAAGCTAATGAGTATCCAAAAGAATTAAGTAAAATAAAAAGCGAGGCTGATTGGGTTAAATACCCTAATGCTTTCAAAGAAAAATGGTATGGGTATATTGACAGAGAGTTTAACAGGCGTGAAGAAGGTTTTTGGTTTTATAACAAAGACAAGCCTACTTATATTACTGGTACTCACTACATGTACTTGCAGTGGTCCAAGATTGACGTTGGGCAACCAGACTTTCGAGAATCAAACAGATTATTCTATTTATTCTGGGAAGCTTGCAAGGCAGACAGCAGATGTTACGGCATGTGCTACCTTAAGAACAGGCGATCAGGATTTTCTTTCATGGCTTCCGGCGAGACCGTTAACCAAGCAACAATATCTTCGGATGCTCGATTTGGTATACTGTCCAAATCTGGACCCGATGCAAAGAAAATGTTTACAGACAAAGTTGTACCAATATCGGTTAACTATCCATTCTTCTTTAAACCAATACAGGACGGAATGGACCGACCCAAAACAGAACTCGCATACAGGGTACCCGCTTCAAAGTTCACCAGAAGGAAGCTCGATTCAAATGCCAAGCCAGAAGAAATCGTTGGTCTCGACACCACGGTCGACTGGAAAAACACGGGAGACAACTCGTACGATGGGGAAAAACTAAAGCTATTAGTACACGACGAGAGCGGTAAGTGGGAAAGGCCTACTAACATACTTAACAACTGGCGAGTAACTAAAACTTGTTTGAGATTAGGTAGTCGCGTTATTGGTAAGTGTATGATGGGATCAACATCAAACGCTTTAGACAAAGGCGGTAAAAACTTTAAAAAATTATACGATAGTTCTGACGTAGCAAATAGGAACAAGAATGGTCAAACAAAAAGCGGTTTATATAAACTGTTTATACCGATGGAATGGAACTATGAAGGTTTTATTGATCAATACGGTTGGCCAGTATTTGAAACACCGAAGAAAGAAATTATAGGGCCTCAAGGCGATGTTATAGAAGAAGGCGTTATTAATCATTGGGAAAATGAAGTAGAGGGTTTAAAAGATGACGCAGACGCATTAAACGAGTATTACCGTCAATTCCCAAGAACAGAACAACACGCATTCAGAGATGAATCAAAGCAATCTATATTTAACTTAACAAAAATCTATCAACAGATAGATTACAACGAAGAGTTAAAAAACAGTACGATGGTTACACAGGGTAACTTTCAATGGAAAAATGGTATTAAAGATACTGAAGTTATGTTCTACCCTAATAAAGACGGTAGGTTTTATATAACTTGGGTGCCAAACCAAGAACAACAAAATCATATAATAATAAAAAATGGTATCAAATATCCTGGAAACGAGCATATTGGGGCTTTTGGTTGTGACAGTTATGATATTAGTGGCGTTGTGGGCGGTGGAGGTTCTAACGGAGCACTTCACGGATTAACAAAGTTTTCAATGTCCGATGCTCCCCCTAATCATTTTTTCTTAGAGTATATTGCAAGGCCCTCAACGGCTGAAATGTTTTTTGAGGATGTATTGATGGCTATGGTTTTTTACGGTATGCCTATACTTGCTGAGAATAACAAACCGCGATTACTTTATTATATAAAGAGAAGAGGATATAGAGGCTTTAGCATTAATAGACCAGACAGAACATATAATAAGTTATCAGTAGCGGAAAGAGAAGTAGGTGGGATACCTAATTCAAGTGAGGATATAAAACAAGCGCATGCATCCGCTATTGAAACATATATAGAGGATTTTGTAGGAGAGAAGGTAGATGGCTATGGTGATGTTTATTTACAAAGAACATTGCAGGACTGGGCTAGGTTTGATATAAATAACAGAACAAAGCATGATGCATCTATAAGCTCAGGCTTGGCTTTAATGGCTTGTAATAAACATAGGTATACGCCGAAGTCTACTATAGAAAGAAAAGTTTATTCTTTAGGATTTAAAAAATACAATAACGAGGGAACTACTTCAAAAATAATATAATAAATGAATGTAAGTACGAATACTAATAGCCCATTTCCTGACCAGGTAGTTAGCGATGCTGAAAAAGCTACGCTAGAATATGGATTGCAGGTATCAAGAGCTATTGAGCAGGAGTGGTTTAACTATGGCGGTGCCGGGTCGAACAGGTATGCTGCTAACTGGAATAACTTTCATAACCTTCGGTTATATGCTAGAGGAGAACAAAGTGTACAGAAGTACAAAGATGAATTAGCCATTAATGGTGATTTGTCTTATCTTAATTTAGACTGGAAGCCAGTTCCGATACTTTCAAAGTTTTCAAATATTGTTGCTAATGGTATTACACAGAAACAATACGATATAACTTCGTATTCACAAGACCCTGAATCATTAAAGAAAAGAACAGATTACGCTGACAACATATTGTTCGACATGAATACACAGAAGGAACAAGCTATGGCTTCTGAAATGGTTGGCGTATCATTTAAGAAATCTGTAATACCAAATACTGAGCTACCAGAATCAATGGAAGAACGGGATTTGCACATGCAGCTTAAGTACAAGCCAGCTATAGAAATAGCAGAAGAAGAGGCTATTAATACGGTACTAGCTACAAACGAATACCACTTGACTAGAGCTAGGGTTAATCAAGATCTTGTTAATATAGGTATAGGTATGACTAAAACGTCATTT